GTGCTGAGTCTGGCGGATGACGACAACAGCCACCAGATCAAGTTTCAGGCACCGTCATCGGTCACAACGACAACCACATTCACCCTGCCTGACGGCGATGGGTCGGCTAACCAGACGCTACTGACAAACGGCTCCGGCACACTGTCTTGGGGTGCTGGCGGCGGCGGTTCATTCTTGGGCGATGCTGGCGGTGGCACTGCCGACATTATCCGCGTTCATCAGCAACAGCTTGACACTAATGTCACTGTGGCGACAGGCACTAACGGCCTGTGCGCTGGCACACTGACTGTGGCGTCAGGCGTAACCCTAACAGTCGCTTCCGGCGCAGAATTGGTGATAGCATGAGTACATTACGAGCAGATACCATTCAATCGACAGGCGGCGGTGCGGCTACGCTGACTAAGCAGAGTGCGGTAAGGGCATATTTTCAAGCTAATCTTGAAACCCCCGCAGTAAATGAAAGCCTAAATATTGCGTCTATTACAGATGTTGCAGGTGGCAGACACGATTTTACATACACCAGTAATTTTTCATCTGCAACGTATGCTAGTGCAACTGGTGGCGGCGGCTCTACATCAAACTTTACATTAGCAAACGTATCAACCCCAACAGATGCAAAACTTACAAGCAAGGTAAGGACAGACACAATGTATGCCCACGGCGCATCAAATGTTTTTGACCCAGCGGCGTGTTGTGTTGCTAACTTTGGAGACTTAGCATGAGTGAGATAAAAACAGATAAACTCACTGGCGTAGGCACTGCTGGGTCTATCGTTGTGACAGGCGAAGGTAATAGCACGACCACTAATCTGCAACAGGGGTTGGCGAAGGCTTGGCTTTCTTGTGAAAATGAAGGTACTTTAAGTATTCACGGAAGCATAAATATAAGCAGTATTAGTGACGATGCAACAGGCCGAATTGGTATTACAATAAATAACAACTTCGCTAATAACGACTATTCTATCTCTGGTATTGCTGGTGGTAATAGTAACTCAGACCGCAATCTTGCGCTTGGTGATGATGCTAATCTAACGGCTGGTGGGTTTGTAGTTGACATCAAAAACTCAGGCGGCGTTGCCGCAGATGTACCGTATGCATCTAGTACAATTCACGGAGACCTTTCATAATGGCGAACGGTAAAATCAAAGCAGACCAGATAGAACACAGCACCGCAGGGTCGCTGGATACGCAGTACGTTGTGAATGGTAGTGCGAAGGCTTGGTCAATGGTTCAGTCAGACCAATCTACACAAAATGACAGCTTAAATGTAAGCAGTGTCTCTGATCAAGGTAGCGGTGCTTGTCGCAGAAGCCTGACTAACTCACTTGCTTCAAATCCGTATGAATATGGTTCTTTTTCTGCTGAACAACCTAATAATGCAGGTTTTACAAAACTTAATAATACATCTAGTGCAGGGTCTGTAGAAACTAGCGTTAGAAACACATCAAACATAGCTAGTGACCATTGGAGTTCTGTAACCTTAATGGGAGATTTAGCCTGATGCAGACGCCTAACTTCAAAGGCACACACCTATTCGACCGACTATGTTGGGCAAAGGAAAATCTTGAGCCAATACAGTGTGACTATCGCGTAGTGTATGAGGACAGCGTAGATGAATGTGCAAAGATACTGGTTCCTGACCCTAACTGGATGGCGTGTGCGCTACAAGGCGGTATCCTGCCTAGTGTCGAAGTGTATTGGGAGTTAGCAAAGGATGAGGCAAAGCCTGACTTTGTGAGGCACACCAGAGGGCATTTACTGCACAACACCAAGCCCATTGAGGCGATGACCGAAGAACAGGCTATTGAATACTTAATTATGAAAGACATCCCGAAAAGCGTTTGGCAATCATACAATAAAGGCAACAAACCAAAGATGGTTATCTGCCGGAAAGACCAATTACCCGCCACGCGTGAGTGGCGTAATGCTTGGAAGATCAGCGATGATCTGTCCATAAACGCAATAGCCGCATAGGAGACAAACCAATGGCTACGACTTACATTGTTGATAAAGACAACAACCAGATTAACGCAAGCGAAGCAACCGTCCCATCAGACCGCCACTTTCGCGGCGCGTGGGTGCTGGACGGCACTGTCATTTCCGAAGATATGGACGCGGCAAAGGTTATCTTTAAGGATAAGGTGCGTGAGGCGCGTAAGCCTCTGCTTGAAGAAAAAGACGTAGAATTGATGAAGGCGTTAGAGTCTGGCGCAAGCACGACAGATATTGCCACAGCAAAAGACGCACTGCGTGACGCCCCCGCCGCATCGGCTATTTCATCTGCAAGCACCATTGCGGAATTGAAGGCGGCTTGGGATACTAGCGTATTGGGCGACTCACCATACTAAAGGAGCCGATTGATGGCTAAGGATAAACTCACCGAATACTCGGCAACCAACGCATCGAATGATGTCATAGGCGATATTTCTGTGGCGGAAGGAATGTTGCCAAGTGCAGTCAATAACGCGCTTCGGGAGCAGATGACGCACCTGAAAAACTTCTCTGACGGCACTGACGCGATTGATGCTTTGGCGGTGGATAATCTAAAGCTAGACGGCAACACCATCTCAAGCACAGATACGAATGGCAACATAACGATTGACCCTGATGGAACAGGTAACACTATTGTTGCGTCTGGTAATTTAGGTGTAGGAACCACGTCACCAACAGCATCCCTCACAGTAGGGGCGGCAGATAATGAAGGCACATTAAGAATTGGTGACAACGGAACTTATTACGGTGAAATAAAACGCATCAACGCCAGTGACGAATTGCGAATAGGTCACTACGGTGGGTCACAGAAAATGACTTTATATACTGCTGGCTCAGAACGGTTGCGTATCGATAACTCAGGCCGTGTTACAAAACCAAGCCAGCCAGCGTTTCAAGCTATTCCTTCTAGCAACCAAAATAACATAGCTTTGAATACAGAGGTAACTATTATATTTGGTACTGAAAGGTTTGATGTAGGTTCTAACTTTGCAAGCAACACATTTACTGCGCCAGTCACTGGTAAATATTATCTTGATACTCAGTTGCGGGTAGAGCAAATCGACACTGGTGCTAATTATTATCAGTTAAAAATTCAGACAACCAATCACACTTATGTAATGACATTAGACCCAAATTTCACAGCCGATATGCTCTACGGCACAATGTCTATATCAATAGTTGCGGATATGGACGCAAATGACACCACTAAGGTTATACTTTTTCAAAGTGGCGGGACTCAACAGGCCGATATAGACGATGAATCATATTTTAGCGGTTACTTACTTGGTTAATCGGGTGAAACAATCCTGTCTTAAAGGAGACACAAAATGGCAAATCATACTAAATCAGTAGTTTTAACTGACCTACAACAGCAAATCCTGTCCAATGATTTGTTAAACGACACAGATAACGCTGGCATAGATGCGTGGATACAGGCGGCAGTAGATGGCAAGATTGCTAATTGTTGGAAAAGATTTCAACAAGAGTGGACAGTTAAGCTAATGAATGATGATGGATTCACTGACGCCATCCCATCAAATCAAGCTGATTTTGTTGCGCTTGTGCTTGCGCGTAGTGACTACAAAAATCGTAAAGCGCGGGATGACGCATCAATATAACAGCGTTGGAGGCTGACTAATGAACGATGCTGACATCGATTACGCCGCCAGTGCCGCAGGGATAACCAGCCCGATCTGGTTACCCGCGCTGAATGAATGGATTACGCTTGTGCTTGGTGTCGGTGGTCTGATCCTGCTTGGCATCCGCATTTGGAAGAATATCAAAACCAAAAGCGAATGATGTGGAGCATGTATTTTTATTGTTGGTCTGGTTAGGGACTGGGGACGACAGGAGACTGGAAAGCGCGGACTTGTTTTTTAGAAGTCTAACTGAGTGCAATTATTTTGCGTCACAAATCACAAAGCGGTATGGCAACTACTCATACTCTGATTACGTGGACGCAAGGGACAGGGCTACGGCATATTGTGTGCCGAGGAATGTAGAAGCAGGAAGCGTGAAAGTGTATTGACATGATAGGCTTACCAGTCATAGACGCAGTCCAGATCGCACTCCTAGTCGTCATCATCTTGATGATACGAGGCTAGAATGATCGACCCTATGTCAGCTTTCGCGGCAGTCAGTGCCGCCAGTTCTGCTATATCGTCTGCAATCAAGGCTGGCAAAGACCTGTCATCACTGTCCGGTCAGGTGTCTAAATACGCCAAAGCTGAAGCCGAATTGAACTTCGGCGCGAGTCGCAAGAAGAACGGCTTTTTCTCAAAAATCACCGGAGCCGAACAGGCTGGGATTGACGAGTTCTTTCGCAAGGAAGAACTGGACACGCTACGCAATGAGATGCGTAGCATATTCATGCTGTACGGCAAGGCCGGAGCGTGGGAGAGGCTACAGGCGGAGATAGCCAGACAACGCGCGGCACAGAAAAAGGCACTAGAGGAACAGGCAAAGCGCAGGGAACGCATGATGATAGGGGTAACGGTTTCGGCACTCATTGCAGTAGGCGGCGGAATAATGACCGTCTGGATAATGTACCTGAAAGGCGGCTGACAGTTGTCCACCACAACCGGACTGATCGGCGAATACTTGGCCGCCGCCTCGATAATGGAAAGGGGCTGGCGGGTGTCGATGGCACAGCAGGATAAAGTTGACCTTGTGGCGTGGTATGATGATGAGTTCCTGCGGGTGCAGGTTAAGTCGGCGACACTTACAAAAGTTAAACATCACCGCCTCTCCGGCTACCACTTCCAGCTTGCGGCGGGAAACGGCACAACCAAGGCCAAGACATTACCGAGCGTTCAGGATTATGATATCTTACTACTTTGTGCAATTAATGCTCGCCGATGCATCGCTCTCGCCACGGAGCAGGTCAACCAGCAGAGCAAGCGGGTTAAGGCCAGCCACTTTGAGAAGCCGGATGTTGAGGCGGATTCGTGGGATAAGGCGGTGCAGATCGTCAGAGAAAGGAACAGCAGATGAACTTGGATAAATTAAGGCAGGAGATTGCCGAGGATGAAGGTTGCAAGTACGAGATATACTTGGACAGCCTTGGACTGCCAACAACCGGAATCGGTCACCTGATTGTCGAGTCCGACCCAGAACACGGTCAGCCAGTCGGCACGGTTGTCGAGCAGGAGCGAGTGAACCAGCTATTCAAGCTGGACATCGCCGTGACGGTTGACGACTGCCACGCGCTTTACAGTGACTTCAATGAACTGCCGGAGACGTGTCAGCACATCATCGCAAATATGTGCTTTCAGCTTGGTCGCCCCCGCTTGTCCAAGTTCGTAGGAATGAGGGCTGGCGTTGACGCTAGGGACTGGCAGAAGGCCGCAGACGAGATGGTTGACTCCAAGTGGTACACACAGACACCAAACCGCGCGAGGCGGCTGGTGGAGCGTATGAGGGGGCTGGCTGATGGCTAAAGCAATACTGGAATATAAGATCATCCCGCGCCTCATGATGCTCGCATTCACGCTGATGGCGTGGAATGTTTGTGACTGGTTTATGGGGCTTGGCGTTGAGGCTACAACCCAGCAGACCGCATTTGTTAGCACAATAGTCGGGTCAGCCACTGGGGCTTTTGCAGTTTGGTGCGGGAGTGAAAGCAAGTGATCCTGTGGGACATGAACGACAGGACGACAGAAGAACAGGCACGGCGAAACAGAGAGGCTTTGAAGAATGATACAGGCATTGATCCCGATTGTGGGCGATCTGGCTGGCTCTTGGCTCAAGGGCAAGGCAGACGAAAAGAAGGCGACCAGCGAGGCGAAGGTCGCCAAGGCTAAAGCGGAAGCAGAGGTGATGAAGGTCGCCGCAACGCATGAGGCTGGCTGGGAAAAGATAATGGCGCAGGGTAGCCTGACTAGCTGGAAAGATGAATGGCTGACCGTGCTGTTCTCTGTGCCGCTTATACTGGCGTTCTGCGGCGACTGGGGGCGTCAGGTGGTGGCGGATGGGTTTGCGGCTCTGTCAACGATGCCTGAGTGGTATCAGTATAGCCTCGGCCTGATTGTGTCGGCCACCTTCGCAATGCGTGGCGCATCCAAGTTCATCGGCAAGAAATAAAAAGACCCCCACCGCTTTGAGGCAGTGGGGGCAAGTCGAGGGAGAATGTTGGGCATAAAGCGGCACCAACGCGCTGTCTCTTAACTTTCAAATATATCTATTTTGACTTCGCCTGATCCATCGCAGACGTGGCACTCAACAACCACGCCCCTAAGATAGCCGC